AGTAAGTTGCCTCTGCTAAGGGGTCAAAGTCATAACGATTGACTCTAATCCATTCCAAAGATGGCCCAATGTCTTGCCACATAACAGTAAGGATAGATTCAATATTAAGATTACTTAAGTCATAAGTATTTTGGGCTGCGTTAAACGTAAAGGTAGTTTGCTTTACAACCATCAGTTGAGTTCCGACTGCTCGGATAGTATCGTTGATGGCCTTCTTAATTACATATCTAGGAAATATAGGAGAGATTGTTACCTTGGTATCTACAGCAGCAGTTGAGGCAGTAGTGCCTAGATAGCCACGCCCATAAGGCGCAACAGTTGCTGTGTTAGCAATACGGTCAAATGAGTCAACCCACATCAACTCTTCGCCTACCTCTAGGACACCTTTACCTACTGAATCGGTGGAGCCGAGGCTTAAGATTGTTGGCGAAGAACTAGGGGAAGTTAATGTTGTGACTGCAGCAGTAAGGTATGTGCTTCTGTCTTGTTGATAGGTATAGCCTGAAAGATTGATAAGAACTTCATCAATCATTTCTGCAAGTGTTGTCATACGTCAATACTCCTTAAGGCTTCCATAGGTGAAAGGTTAGTAGTTCCAGCAAGTTCATTACATATACCGCCCAAAGCCTTAAAGTCATTAGGTTGACGATTAGCATCAGCCTCTAGGTTAAGTGCTCCAATGAGTGTCTTACCTGTTGTCCCTGCATACCCATTAGCAGCAGCAGTAGCAGTCAGATATGAACTCAATGCTGGATATGTCCCACTATTTGCTAAGCGATTAAGTTCGCTTGTGAATGAACTACCTGCTACACCTGTTGCCATTATCTATACCCAGCCGTTTTCTTTGCTATCGATTTTGGTTGTTTAACAAATTGTTTGCCCTTTTTATTACCTTGGGCTTTTGCTCTATTAGTAGCAGCCTTCTCAGCAGGAGTTAGATTAGCCCACGCTGCTTCAGGTAGATATCTTTTCTTACCCTTAGAAGGTTTGCCATCAGAAGTTTTCCACTTCTGCTTAGTCCAACTCTTTAAAGACTTCTGTGATTTAGCCAGTGCCACTATTTGTATCCTCCGCCTGCCTTCTTGTATTGCACAGCAAGTAACTGTGCCTTACGAGCAGACCATTCTCCTGGGTCTCCACCCTTGGAGCCTGCTTTAATTTTATTGAATAGTGCTTTACGCATACCAGGTTTGGTGTAGTTACCAGCCTCATTGACTTTAGATTTAGCCTTAGGCTTTGCCTTCTTCACCACTTCACCTTATCTGCCCAGTAAGCGGCAGACATCTTTCCTTTAGCGATGTTCTTACTATGGCGTGCTTTGAAAGATGCACGCTTGTTCTTCATTCTTTCAGACTCTCCAGCCTTAGGTTTGCCTGCAGTCTTAGCGCCTTGTTCGCCGAAGCGGATAGTCTTTACTTTACTGCCTTCTTTAGCCACCACTATATGTGACTTCTTAGGGTGGCTAGGGGTGCGCTTAGGTTTATTAAAACCTGCTACACCTGCTCGCTTTAACCTTGAGTCAGCCATTGCTATCGAGAAAATCTGCCAGATGTCCAGCGATAAACTGGTCCGACACCTGATTGGTCTTCAAAATCATTACGCATCTTAGCGAAGCCTCGGCTATTAGGTCTTAGGGTTGGTGATAACGGCACAGCAGTTGTATCTGCACTACCACTAATTGTTTTTACACCAGACTTTGTGTAAGCCTTACCTCGTTTTACTTTCTTTTCCATTTACTTACCTTTCTTTTGTTAACTCATCTTGTGGTCAAAGGACATTCCACTAGCACCTATGGAAGTAGTGTAACCGCTAGGGTTAACGCCGCCTTTTATTTTTTTTGGTTTGTCTGGTAATCTTTTCCGCGTTGGCGTTGGAGAAGGCGAGGGAGTAGGTTGCTTAGGAATTCGTCCTGGCATACCATCAAATTGTTTAGATAAATTACCTATTCTTGTTGGCATTACTCTGTTCCTCCTCCAAATTTAAAACCTGGAATCTTTGTAGGGTCCATCTCACGTCCACCAAGTTTGGTGTTCGGCTTATATTTGATTGACCTTGTGTTTCTATAGAGTTCAGCAACGTGAGACTTAGCGTTAGGGTTATCTATTCCGCCTGCTTTTCTGCTAGCCTTATAAAGTTTCTTAAGGGCAGCCAACTCTTTTGGAAGATTCTTTTTATCTTTAGGCGTTTCTGCCGTGTCTATAAGCCACGATTTTTTATTCTCGTATTCTTGCTCGTTCATTGTTTTACTTTCTATAGTTAGATTGACTACTACTTCTTGCCTTTTTTCGTAACGCCTTTAACCTTTTTCAGGTTGGGGTTTTTCTTCTTGGCTGCTGGTGAGGCTTTGCGGGCTCCAGATGCGAGGATTGCACCAGCACTCTCCATCGACACACCTTGCTTCTTGGCTATTGATTTTTGTGCTGCCTTGAAGCCCATTCCTTTTTTTGCTTTCATTACTTCTTCTTGCCCATCTTCTTCATAGCCATCTTCTTGGCTGCAGCCTTCTTGCCTGCCTTCATAACCATTTTCTTACCTGACTTCTTGGCTTCTTTCTTTGCCATAGCCATACCTTTTTTACCGTATGAAAATTCTTTTCCGTTTACCATTGGCATTTTATGCTCCTAATTGATTAAGTACTGCTGCTGATTTTTTGGTTATATGTTTTGTTGGTGCCATCTTACTAGAGTCATACGGTTTACCCAGTATCTCACTAGCCTTAACTGCCTCTTGAATCTTCTTCATAGAAGTTCCAGCAGGCTGGATACCTTGGGCTCTTGCCGCTTTGTAGGCATCCAATTCTTTGTTAAATGCTTTAGTTGGCATAGACCTTTGGCTATGTGCATCACCAGTGTTCATCTGTATACTCAAACCCTTGCAGCCAAAGCATCCTTCGACTGGCTCAGGGTGATGTTCCCAATGTTTCATATCGCTGTAAAGTTATCCTCTGTGACACCTACACCGCCAGCAATTAGTGCTGCCTTAGTAGCATCATCTACTGTGTGATTATAGCCACCTGCATATACTGCAGGATATGCTGACAAGTCACCATCAACTGGGTAGCGAATCTGTGCGTACCCACCCGTAGGCTTTAGTACTATTGTAATACCCCTGTCAAGTTTATAAAAGTAGAATAGGCGGGCTTGACCTGCTGGGCCTTCTTCAACCACAGGGGTTGTAAAAATATATTCAGTCATAAGTCCTCCTAATGAACTCACCCCGAAGGGGTAGATTTCTAGGCCTACCCCTCAGAGTCAATCAACTAGAGAGCAGCGATTGAGGAACCAGATTCAATGCGATACAGTGCTTCTTCACGATAACGTGCAAAGCCGAGTACGCCGTACCAACCCATTGGGCGGAAGCGCATCAACTTATCGGTTACGTTTCCGATAACAATGTGTGGCTCTTCTGCAACAGCCTCAGCAAGTGCTTGCTGTCCGCAGAGGATAGTATCAAATACGCGTGTTACTGGAGTTACAGTTACAGTTGTTGTAGCGGTAACTGCAGCAGTGTTAGCAACATCTACAGTGAATGTAGTTGTTGAACCTGAAGTGCTGATAGCAGTAATCTTTGCAGTAGATGCAATGCCAGTTCCAGAAATCTTGTCGCCAACCTCAGCGCGGGTTGCAATTACAGCAGAAGAAGCAACACCGAAGGTGAAGCCTGCTGATGTACCTGCAACGGTTACTGCGGTTGTGGCAAGAGTAGCCTGGTCTGCGCCATCTTTAGCATTTGGCAAACGAGAAGACTCAACAAAGAATGCTCCTTCGTAATCGCCAATTTCTCCTGCCCATACGTTATTAACGGCTGGGTCAGAGTTGATGTGAGCGAAGTTCCAGCCTAGGTTTCCAGACTCTGCACGCAGGTCGTGGGAAACTTCTGGGTGGATACCGCACCAGTAGTAAGAACCACGGCGAGCCTTGGCCTTATTAGCGCGGAGTTTAGCAACAGCCTTGCGGATGTCTGCTGAATCAATTGTTGCAGCAGCAGTAATTGTAGCAGTGCTTGTAGCGGTGCTTCCGCTGTAGATTACGTTAGTTCCGCCGATAAGAGTTGTTGAAACAACCTTGTCAATAGAATCAGCAAGGTTGTATGCAATGATATTTGCAATTGCTGGGTCTACGTCTGCTAGTGAGAATAACTCAAGAGCGCGGGTTACTAGGACAGCATTACCATACTCGTTAAGAGTAATGGTTACTGATGTTGGGGTTGTTAGAGCAACTGCATCTGGGTCAGTTGTCTCTGTTAGTGTTGAAGTTTTTGCATCCAAGTCAACATAGCGCTGTAGCACTACAGTTGAACCTGGGATTGCTTGACGGGCAGGACGCTTATCTGCGACAGAACGAAGTAGTGGTTCTGAACGGAGAGCGAACTCGAGAAGACGGTCATACGCCTTCTGTACGAGACCTGCGCCACCAACTGTTCCACCGAGAGATGTGCTCGCGGTTGATGTAAATTGTGACATTAGTTTTTAGTCTCCTTGACTATGAACGGATTATTGTTGTGACTGAAGTATAGATAGTAGCTCTTCCGCTGAAGTAGCTTGTTTCATGCGTTGCTCTACATCTAGCCCTCTGTCAGGTGTCAAAGCACCTTGTGTCAGGACATCTTGCTGGCGAAGCCGTGCAAGGTCCTGCTGACTTACTGGTGCCTCTTGTTCTGCTACCTTGATTCCAAACAAGTCTGCGTTATCATCGAGCCAATTAGAAACTGACTCCTCGTTAACATCATCCAAGTCTTTCAATACAAGGCGTGCAGCCTTTTGGTTGACACCCTTCTTTTCTAGGACTTCTTTGACAAGTCGCTCACGCTGCACCTTGGATAAACCCTCAAGTTGCTCAGTGAGTTCCTTTATACGTTTCTCATCAGAACGTTTAGCTTTACGGAGTTTCTTTAGTAAGTCACTCTCGGCTGTACCAAACGACTGTGACTCTGTATCCAGGTCATCGTCTTCTTCATCCCAGTAGTTGTTGCTCATAGCAACCACCCTTCTATTCGTTGTTAGTCGCAAGCCTCAAGTCTATTCGGGGAAATAGGTTGGCTCTTGCTATCGGTCTAATACGCTGCATGGGGCCGATGAGTCCATGTCAGGATTCTAGTATGCTGCTCGTGTGTCTTTCGTTAACTTACCTACGCCACCGCGTTTTTCGAACTGAGCTTCCTCTAGTCCAATAATCTTTTGACGAGCTCGCTTAGCTGAAGCTAGTCCTTTAAATTGTTCTTCTTCTAGTTGCATTCTTCCAACTTGCCCAGCTTGTGTATTATAAAGTCCACTTAGTTTTTCAGCAACAGGTAAAGATTCTGCTACTCTAGAATAACCTGTTCTGGCGGTTTGCAAGTCTATACCTTGATTGAGTAGTTGCTCAACGCTTAGTCCTTGGCGAGTTACTCCCTGGATTCCAGTTGCCTCAGTAGGGGCTTTGTCAAGCCCAATGCTTAGGTTCTGGACAAGGGCAGCTCCACCAATCTCAGCTGCTTGAATCTTGCGCTGAATAGCTGGTAGTTGATTAACAGGGTCAATGACATAGGCCAAGATATCTGTATCGTTTAACTCAGGGAATAGTTTGTTCAGAGCGTCTTTAGTCTCTGATGCACCCTTGACGATTCTATCATATCCAGCAGATACACGCCCAGCTAGTTCATCAGCCGATATCATACTACCAATTAAACTACCGTATCTATCACGGTTAGCAAACTGTTTTAAGCCATAAGCATTAAAGATTTTATTATAAGCTGCTTCAGTAGCTAAATATGTTTTATCATCTAGCATTGCAAAGCCTGCGTCTTGAAGCTTTTTGTTTCCAGAAAAACGGGTAAGATATGCAGTATTAAAACGCTTATCAAACTTAAGAAGGTTCAGTGCATCCTCTGAAGTAATACCAGGATATAGCCTACGAATCTCAGTTATTACTTCGACAAGGCCTTCTACTCCAACAGCCCCTAGGGCCGCAGCAGCGGCTGCTAATCCTGCATCAGACCCAGTTGCATATTGTGGTTGTTCATTAACAACTCCTTTAAATACAGGAGGTAATTCCATGTAGTTAAACTGACCAGATGCAACAGCATCAGTTATAATCTTATCGCCTGCAGCTTCAGCTGCTTCACCTTCAGCTGCGAAACGTTTAGCTTCTGCTGCTAATCTTTCTGCTTCTGCAATATCAGCTTCAGCCTGTGCTAGGATAGCAGCTAAATCATCTTCTGCCTTAGTGATGGCTTCTTCAAAAGATGTTTTTAATTTAGTAGTTTGTGCAGCAATAGCTGCTTTTTCAGGGTCGACTACCTTACTAGGGTCATACCCCTCAAGGGCTCTCTCAACTTCATAAGGTCTTTCTTTTTGAACAGCGGTTATAGTACCAGATTCAGTGCCTCTGGAAGCAGCAGAGTCTGTTCTGCCCAACTCAGCATCTTTTTGAGCATCAGTCTTAAATTTTCTGGCCATATCCTACCTATCCGATAAAGTTTCTAATAAGAGCTCTAGCATCACTTAACTGCTGCTCTCTTACTACGGGTGAATTCTTGGCTTCAGGAAGAGTATATAAATATTTTTCCCAATCATTAAATGGCATAACCTTATCTCCTGAGTATACTGGAGCAAGTCTTGTTAAGTCTACTTGATTCTGAGGGATTCCTGTAAACCTAGAGTAAGCAGCTACATAAGTTCCTAGTGCTTCTTTAGGGCTCAGGCCCTGCTTAATATAATCTTTAATAGCAGGCATAGCAACCTCTGCTTGAAGTCTAACCTTGCTAAGATTATTCTCTAACGCTTGCTTACTGCGTATTGAATTGATAGCTAGTTTGTATAAAGACTTATCATCGATAGGAATACCATAGTCCCTGTATTCTTGTTGCAAAGCATTGTAAGTACCACCAAGGGCGCCCTTACGCATAAGCAAGGTATCTGCTTCATCAATGCCATCTTTGAATACTTCTTTTGCTTTATTCTGAACTTCATCAAGAAGTAACTGTTGACGCTCTAGCTGGGTTAATGGTCCCTTACGCTTCTTCTCTAAATCATTAATCTTTTTAGCATAGCTTTCAGCTTCCTTCTTGCTAGCCTTAATATCTAGATAATCAAGAATAGACTGTTGTAGTTCTACTACCAAAGCATCAGCTGGAGTCAGGGCAATCTTACGAGCAGCGCCCGTCTTGGTGCCAGCTAAGTCAAAGAATCCTTGAGCAAGGGTTGGATTAGTAACTAATTTATTTACAGCATCGCTATAACTATCACCAGTAGTGTCAGCATAACGCATGACATTTTCTAGCGCGTCCATATCTTCTTCTCTGACGGCTATGTTTCCACCAGCATTAACTAATCTTAAAAGATAATCTTCGGTTGGTGCTTTGTTACGGCTGTATAAACCACGTATCTGAGCAAGTTTTGCTAGAAGTTCAACCTTCTGCTCATTGTTTAATGTTCCAAATATCTTGGCACCATCACCTGGAGCATACTGAGTTACTCCATAAGTTTTCTTAATAACATCATAATACTTTTTAGTTTTTGGCCTTGGCTTCCTAATGACATCTTCGGCAATAACTATTGGAGTACCAATAGGAACGCCAGTTAAACCTGTTGGTTTTTTTCCTGCGTCACCTTGCGGTATAGTAGTGCTAGCTTTCTCAGCTTCAGCAGATGGGCCAAGGTTACCAGAAGGTTTTGGGGAAGGAGCTGGACTGGCGCTTGGCTGGGGTTTTTTAATAGTCATTATCCTTCTAACTCCTCTTTAAAGAACCTGTAATAAAATTTATAGAACTCTGGATTTCTTTGTAGAATCTGTTTAACCTGTCCTGCTAGCCACTCACGTTGTGGTAGTGCACCAACTTTAGCAAGGCTATCATTGTCTATGTTAGCTGCCTCTAAGGCTTTATCCCTTAGATATAGATAGTCACGAAGCCCTGCTACAGCATCTGAGTCTTCAAAGCGTATATCTGCTGCCATTCTACGAAGCTCATCTTTAACACGAGCCTTCTTGTATGGGTCAGTTTCTATACTAAGACCTGCTTTAATAAAGGTATCACGAAGGTTCTTGCGGGCTTCTTCGTACTCTTCCTCACTAAAATCACCAGATATTAGGCGAGCCATTAGTCTATCATCGGCTGCATAGAAGCGTAAACTTGTAGCTCTTTGCACTAATTGTTTAGAATCAAACTTTTCTTTATTGCCAGCACGGCGTTGCCAGCGATATAACTCAGTAGAGAATCCACCAGCAGGGTATGCATATCCATAAGTCTCAGGATATAAATCCACAACTTCTGGCTCTCGTTGAATTAACTCGTATGTCATCAGGTTGGTAGGAGCACCTGAAGATGTATTAATGATAGCAAATATAGCTTCTGGTCCATATAAGTCTAAGAAGTCAGCATAAGCCTTGTTGTAATTACCACCAGCTGCTACTTCTAACTCCTTAAAGTCATTATATAAAGCGGTAGATAGTACAACATTTCCATCATCAAGGGTAGTTAATCCCTGTGGTTGTAATGGGAATGGGGAAACTAATCCAAATAAACCGCGGAATACTGTAAACCATTTAGCAAACTTGTCAGTATCCCTCATTAATTGAGCCTGGTCTTCTAAGTCATTTAAATCGTAGTTTCCACCACTAGCTAAATAGTTCATAACAGGAGCAAAAGCTGCAGCATATGATTCTTCTTGCCCAGGAAAAGCTGCTAATAATCTACGCCAGTTACCAGGAAGGAATGCTTCAAGTACGCCTTGTTTTAAGTCAGGCTCACCGAATGGAAAAATTATCTTATTTATACTATCTCGCATACCAATCGGCGCAATGTTGATTGGGTTAACACCTAATCCATCTAATGCTACTACCGCCATCTGTAGCCCTGGGCCAAAGCCTGGCATAATGCTACCTGATGCAAATGCGAAGTTCAATGATTGCGGTGTAGCAGCAATAGCATAAGGGCCTTGCCTGCTAGCTCCTTGGCCAGTACGTAGGTTTGACAGGAAGTTAAGACCAGTACCTAGGAATGGAATAAAGAACTTGCGTTGCCCATCTAATGGGTCATTGAAGAAGAAGCCTTGGTTAGGGTCATAGTAGTCTTTAGCATCTGTTAAAGAATACAGTGCTGATGACTCTGGCTTTGTAAGCCATTGTAAACTCTTTTGAATCTTGTATACTTCCATTGGGTTATCCAGAGCAATCTGGCCCCACTTACGGATAGTATCTTCCCAGGCTGCACCGAATGGTGCAATCAAACGTAGCTGATGGAATACTAAACGCTTACGAGAAGCGTCATAGAATAAGTCGGCAACACGCTTACTAGCTACCATGGAAGCATACTCGTGAGCTTCAGCTGCGGTTAGATTGCCGAACTTTTTGGCAGCTTCAACACTTTCAGTCAAAGTGTATTCTTTGTCAAATACATAACTTGGATGCATCTCTGGTGGAACATAATTTTCATCACGTACTTTACCAGCGTTAGGTCCAAAGGTTTCTGGAAATTGTGGTTTTTTATTATTTTTAATTTGTTTCGGAAATCTTCCAGCTTCTAAATCGGTAACCATTTCTTTTTTGTTACCTTTAACCACTCTTACTGGTACATAATCTATACCTTCAGCAAGGGCCGCTAAAAACCTATGATTACCTTCTCCGATATATGCTAATCCTGTTTCATTATCATAGACAACCATAATCGGTTCATTATATGTTTCATCGCGAAATTCTTTACTAAAGCCTTTACCTTCGCGCAATGATTTGCGGTAGGACTCTATTGCTTCTTTGTTCCCAGCAATATTTCCAGACATGTCTTTTAAGGCAGAAGTTTTTACGAAACCAACGACGCTTCTAGTTCCAACAATTCCGCCACTACCACCGTCTTTATATTCCTGCAAATTAGGGAATCTATTTACATATGATTGAGCTTCGGCTAGTTCTGCTTTTGACACCTTTGCAGCAGATTCTTCTGCAGCCTTAAATGCTTTCCATACTGCGTGTTCCTTGCCGATTGGCTGTCCTTTAAAGCTTGTTAATGGAGTCAAAGACTTCTTAGCAACAGTAGCTAGCTTTGCAACAGCTTCAGCATCTAGTGCGCCAGAGATATCATAGATAGCGTCCCAATATGACTGACGCCATTCAGGACCCATGGTTGATGTCTTCTCAAGCTTAACAGCAAACTTAAAGAATCCTTCAGAAATATTAGTAAAGAAGCCTGGTTTTTTTCCAATGCTTTCAAACCTAGCTTCAGGAATACCCATAAGTAATCCATCCCAATTACCTTTGCCATCAAAGGATTGCTTTAACATATCTGCAAACTCTTCGTTAGCATCTTTTAAAGCTTTCTTACCTCTAGAAACTTCAGCAGCATTGCGAATTGAATTCTCTGCAGATTGTCTACCTTTAGGCACTTCAATCCTAAAGCCTGGTTTATCAATTCTACCAAAGGCGATTAGATTCTTAATTGCCTGAGAAGCCTCGCCACCTAGTCCTGCTGCTTCTTCAATACGAGCAAGAAGAGATACTGCTCTACCGCCTTTGTCTACACCAGTAAACAAGTAGGTAGTTGCACCTTCTCGGCTAAGTAACCAATCACGAATCTCAGGCTTCTGAAGTTTAGCAAACTGAGTCCACTCATCTTTACCAGCGCCAGTAAGTAAGTAATCTACTGTAGCCATTTGATTATCTAAAGTAGGGCCAGTGCTAGCTACTGCTCTACCTGCAATAGAGTTATTAAGAATGCGAATTTCATTAGCAAGACCTTCCCACCAACGAGGATGTCCGTATGCTCTAGGCTGGAATCCAGCAAATGACATGACAGCGCGAGCATCATTATCTACGCCACTTATACCAGAGGTCATAAACTTAATATATGATTCAGTTGCGTCATGAGCCATAACTTCAGCTGCAAACTCGTCTTTAGTTTTACCTAACTTAAAGCTTTCGTCTGTAACTGTATTCTTAAATGGGTCAAATTTATTTAACACAGCACGCCAAGGTGCTCCACCGTCACGGCCTAGCCACATACCCATAGCCATTAATGGGTTGTTAAAGAACGATATATGCCCTGTGCCTAGAACACGAATCTGTTCCTCAGCAATATTACGCATAATATATGCTGGACGAACAAGAACAATACGCTTCCAAACTGTATTGGTTGCGTAATCTAAAGCCTCTTTAGTGCTTTTTGTTGCTTTGCGAATCTTACCTACAGAAGCAATTACATCTAATAGCTCACGAGCATCAGGTAAATATACTACTGAATTAAGGTATTCAGAGTCTAGATGTGGGCCAGTAATAGTTACTCTTTTATTTCCAGAAAGTATGTAATCTATTTTTGCCCCAGCTGCATGACGGGCTGCCCAATATAATCCCATCTCGCTATGACCGTTTCTAAATACACGAGTTACTTCTTTAAGAAGTTCTGGCTCCAGGGATTTATCCAGGTTAGCTGCTAATATCTCATCAAATAGTTTAGCAGAAGCAGTATAGCCTATTTCAGAAGCATCATCCGACAGAGCTACAATGTCAGCTAACTCATCTAGTTTAGCAGCAGATACATTTGTAATGCGGCCATAAGAATAAATTGCATCAATCAATGCATCTTTATCAGAGGCATGAATAGCTTTACCTCTAGGTACAACTGTTAAACCTTTATTGTAAGCATCTACAATTTTATTATAAAATGGCATCTTGCGAAAGCCACGAGCGCCAAGACCTTTGATTGAATCGACAATCTGAGCTACCTGACCAGGAACAATCCTGGAGCTAAGCATCTCTCCGACAGCTTTTCCAGTTGCAGTACCTCTATCAAGTACACCAGCAGCGACTGTTCCTTTGGCAATGTATGGAGCTAAAGCGCTTAATACTTCTTCACGGTTAGAAGCAGCAGCAATAGCCTTTGATTGTTCAACAGTAAAACCACCACGCCCGCCTGCTGACTTGCCTAAGCGCCAGATTTCTTTCCAGTCTGTAATTTCAGAAAGAGCATCAATTGCGGGAGCAGCTGCAGAGCTACTTAAGAATCCAGCTACTGCTTCAGGGTCATAAACAATGTTATCATACTCGTCTGATTTTTGAACTCTCTCATTTAAAGCAGTAACAAACTCATCTTGCTTAGTAGCTCTTTCAGCTCCTACTAAATTATCTAGTTCTCTAGACGATTGAGTTATTCTAGCTGTAAGTTCATCAATCTCTGCATCAAGTATGGCTTTTTGTTGGAAAGCTTTAGCAGCTTTTACACCAGTTGATGTCCTAGCTACACGCTCTGCTTCTTTTGAAGCCTTCTTTATTCTATTATATACAATAAAAGCATCAGTTTTAATAGCAAAAGCTAGGTTTCCTAAAGCAACCATCACGCTACCATAGCTAGTATCAGCATTACCAAAGGTAATAACATTGACTACTGGGTCAGCAAGGTAGAATGGACGTTGATAAGTCCTATTGCCTACTTTAACATTGACTGCAGCTATATCCATCTGTGCTTTACGCGCTGCAAAACCTGCGCCTGACTCTTCAGATGGGAAAAATCCTGCACCTAAATCTATTCTTTTTTCAGCAACAAGTTGTTTAGCAACCTGAGATAGCTTTAATTGATTTAAAATAGAACCAGGGCCGCTAGATAGTCCTAAATCTTCACGAGTTTTAGTTTTGTCGGTAGGTTCTAGAGTAAAAAAATTAATATCTCCTCGTATTGCTGCATCAATATCTTCTTTTATGGTGCGAGCAGATGCCTGAATTAGCTCTCCTGGAGTCTCTCCTACGATAGCAACGCCACGGATAGTACCTTTTATGGTTGACCATAGCTTGCCACGAAACTTACTATTAAACTTTTCATTAGAAATACGTTGTGCTTCAGCAAAGTCATCTAATTCTCGCTGGGCGCGAGTCTGTGCATCGATATCAGCAAGTGTCTTAACAAGGTTATTGTTAGGAACTGCGCCATATGAAGCTAAGCTAGCAAGTAATCCACCAGAAAGGGTAGGATTTTGCGTAATTAAACGGCGAGCTTTCTCGCCTTCTTCGCCAGTAAGTAGCTCTGAGGCTTTAACTAACTGTTGATAGTCAGCTTGATTCTGTGTAAGCCTGTTCTCTTGTACACCAGTAATTGTCCAGGTACCATCTGGATTCTTTTTTACTGTTGGCTTACTCACATATTACCTATCTCTTGGTCTACCAATTCTAGGATGCGACGTAAATCCTGGTTACGTGGGTCGCGGATATACATTGCACGGATAGCTTGAATACCGCTATCTACATCTTGTCCCATACCAACACCTTGCGGTAGGTTTAATACTTCACTACCAGGGCCTGGGCCTGCATCTACACCAAAAGTAACTGGTTCATCAGGACGCTGAGTTGGTGCATCTAATGGAATTAAAGGCTCTTGTACAAGTTGTCTAGCAATACCCATCTGTCCTGTAGGAGCAGTTGGCTTGATAGGAGCGCCTTGGCGCTGTTCATTAATTGCCTTGTTCTGTCCATATGTAAAACCTGTATAGTCTGTATTCATACCACTTTGTCCATTACCACCAAGTCCATTAACATTAGCTGGATTGTACTGAGGGGCTGTAGGGCGTCTACCACCACGATTCTCAACGGCCATTTGTATCCTCCTCAGGACTATAAGAATATTCTTCTGCTGATAACAGCATACCCTTGGCTAACCAAGGATTCATGTTTTCACTTACATCTGTCATAAGATAGCGTGTGCCTTCATAGTCACTCCACTCACTTACTAATACCCAGCCAGTACATATCTGGCTTTCTGAATCT